TTGTAGATAATAGAATCCCACATTCTTACTTGATAGAAAACATCATTATAATTACCTTTTGAGTCATATGCCATAGTAATAGCAAGCTCAATTAATTTCATCTTATCTTCCAATCTATCAACAAGTTCTACGTCCTTAATATTATATTCTACAAACTTTTGCCAATTTTTTGTATAGAATTCCTTGAAAGTATCAAATTCACTATGATCCAATTTGTTTTGCCCAAGCTCAACAAAGGCAATGTGGTCAAGACGATAAGATTCTTGATTTGTATAAGTAAACTTCTTATACAAATCCAAATAATCAAGAACAGTAATTCCAGCAATATCACAACTAGTATGAGTTCTGCCAGTAATGTAAACTTCTTTTTCAGTTACAATTCCCCAGGGAGAAAGTTTTTTTGCAGTTTTTGTATCATGAACTTTTTGAAGTCTTCCATAAATGTATGGAATATCATAAAGTTCACAATTCCAACCAGTAATTACTTCTGGAGTTTCATATTCCCAAAAAGCAATGAATCTATCTAAAAGATCAAATTCATCTTTACATTCAATATATTCAACACTTGGATTAGTATTATTGAATGGCTTTATTCCCCAAGTAATAATATTTTTGGTAGCATAGTTCTGAATAGAAATAGTAAGAAGTTCTTCTTGGCAACTTTTTACATCAGGAAATCCATTCTCAGATGCTACCTCAATATCAATTGTAATCAGCTTAATTTTATTAATATCAAACTTAATGTTATCCTCTGAATAATTTTCAGAAATATATTGATTTATATATCTTGTATTTCCATACAAGATAAAGTTATCAATATTCTCATACTTTTGAATAAAGTCACGAGTTTCACGAATAGTTCCAGGTTTTATCTCATCTGCATATAAACCTTCCAAAGTTTTAAACTTTGTTTTTTTATTGGTCTGTACATAGAGTGTTGGATAAAATTGTTCCCTATTCTTAAAATATTTTCCGTTATCATATCCTCTGGAAAGTATTTCATTTCCAACAAGAACAACATTAGTGTAAAATTTCATTTAATAGTCTCTATATAAAGTTGAATCTGTTCTGGAGTTGGATCAACAATACTAAAAATAGAATCAGAATGTATCTTAAGCTCTCTTTGATTTGTAAAACAAGGCCATGTCTTCATTTCCCAAACATCTTTGCTTGATACAAACATTTCACATGGATTGACTAATTTACAATCAGGTTCACCCAATTCAGATTCTACTTCATGTACTTCAGTTACAAGAATTTTTTCATTCTTTAGAATTAGAATTTTCAGATTTTGCATCTAGATTCTCCAAATAAGATTTTTTAACTTCATCAAGGGGTTCAAGAATAGAGACTACCCAATCACAAGGAATGGGGATAGATTTATCTTTAGAAAGTGGTGCATAAGGGTAAAAAGAAACCCTTGCAGGAAGGTCCTGACTACCTTCTTCCAATCTCACAAGATAAGGATTATCTAAAACATATCCAATTACCTTGTCCCCAGAAAGCATTTCCTTGACATCAGCAATTAGATCTTCGTATGATTTAAGAATCAAAAGTTTAACAGACATAGTTTATAATCTTCAACCAAATACATTGTAGCACAAAAAAAGGGGAGGTGCAACTGGATTTTGCCAGCTCCCTCCCTGCGACAACGATAGCAATATTATTTAGAACCAAATCTTCTTTATTTGATGCTCTAGAATAATGCGAGAAAGTTTAACTGTAAGTAGCCCATCTTCAAATGTAACTTCCTTTACTTCTACATCATCAGAGATTGTCCATATACGAGTGAATGCTCGTTTTGCAAGTCCCTGATGTACATATTCAGTTTCTTCAACTGAATCTTTTTCACCTTTCACAAATAGTTTATTATTTTCAGTATAGACGGAGATTTCACTTTTCCTAAACCCTGCAAGAGCAATTTCAAGTCTTGTAGCTGTGTTGCTTTCTTTAATTAGATTGTACGGGGGATAGTTTGATTCTGTTTGATGATGAGAATTGAAGCGATCTAACCATTCATCCATTCCAATAGAATACTTATCAATATCAGTTAGAAACTTTTCAATATTTCCAGTACTATACTTTGTAATTTTTGTTGACCACATAGATTTTCTCCGTAAGAGCGAGTATTGTAAACATCAGACCCGAAGCATCTGATATTACTAATTATACAAAAAAGTACAAAAAAGAGGGTGTTGAACCCTCTACACAATTATTCAGTTTCTTCTACCTTTTTCTTCTTTGCACCAATATTATACTTAGTTTCTAGAACCCAATCATCCTTATCCTTATAAGAAAGAACTTTAATTTGATTTAATGGGGCAATATCTTGAATTTTTTCTGGAGTCACAACAGTAATCAATCCCCAATCAGCAAGTAATTGAGTAATACGATTGCGACGTTGAACATCATTTACTGTAAGATTAGCATGTTTACCATCAAGTGCAAACAGTTCTTTAAAATGTACAAGATAGTATCTACCTTGCTTATGAAGAATATGGCAAGATTGATAGATTTTCTTTTCCTTTCTTGATGCAACACCAATACGTGTTAGAGTCTCACGAACTTTCAAAAAGTCATCAGGTTGATTTAGGACTACCTCAACCATTTGGTCAGGTGACCATTTCACTTCAGGTTCATTTACGACACTCATTGTCTTCCTCCAATTTCAAGTTTAGATTTTATAAAATCAATTTCTTCTTTTTTAAGGATTTTCAAAGCTTGATGTGCCTTTTCATTACTATAACCATAGTAAGATTTAATACATTCAAGATCTTTGATATCTTCCTTCTTAATCCAAGGAGAAAATCTTTTTCTTTTTCTCAAAGTATTTATAAAAAAATTATATTGTAATTTTTTATGAAGTTGATGATTCATATTCATTTCATTGGCATATAGAATAGAATCAATATTACCAGAAAGACATTTATTAATTACATAAGGTACATAATCACTTACACTATCTGGATCAGTGTCCATTATATTAACCTTTGTTTGATTGATAGAATTTAACCAATCTTTCAATTCATATTTCATAATTTAAACTTACACTCCACCATCATTTCAGTTAAAGCTGCAAGAAGATTAATCTCTTGATCTGCTACAAAAGCAGATTGGTACTGATACTTAGCCACAATAAGTACACAAGCAGCAATACTGGGACCATCCAAATATTCATATAAAGCATCATACACTCTACGAAGAACAGTACTGGCATCATTATCAAGATTGGCAACAACCCACTTACGAACTTCAGCAAAGTTTTTTTCTTTAATATTTTTAATGAGATCATTTACTTTAATGCCAGAGAAAGTAGCAAGAATAGCTGAATCAATTTTACCAGATACTGAATAACGTTGACATTCATTAAGAACTCTTCTCCAATCCGGAAAATGCTTATTAATTAATTGAACGAGAACTTTTTTATCAAACTCAATTCTTTCTTGGTCAAGGATATAATTAAGTCTTTGAAAGAATTCTGCTGCAATCTTAGGTCTGTCTTTTGATTTGATTCCAAATTCCACAACGGCACAACGGGAATGGATTGGTTCAATAATTTTATTTTTGTAGTTGCAGGTAAAGATGAATCTGCAGTTTTTATAAAATGTCTCAATATTAGCCCTAAGACAGAGTTGTACGTCGTTTCCTGTGTTATCTGCTTCATCAATGATGATGACTTTATGTTTACCAATTGCTTGAAGTGATAAGGTCGATGCAAAGTTCTTTGCTTGGTTCCGTACCGTATCCAAAAATCGTCCTTCATCAGACCCATTGATGACATAAGAATCTACTCCCAGTTCATAACATAATGCTTTTGCTACTGTTGTCTTACCAATTCCAGGAGGACCAGCAAGTAGTAAATTTGGTATTTGTCCTTGATTTACAAAATCCTGAAATGTTTTTTTAATACCTTCAGGTAGAATGCAATCTTCAATTTTCTTTGGGGCATACTTTTCTACCCACAAAAAATCACTTCTCATAATCAAATCCAATCAGGTTTACGTTCTGGACGGCGAAGATAATTATCGCACACCCAGGGTTTAGATGCAACATACATCTTATAAGCAGTGAAGGTATCAATACTATTATCAAGTTTATATTCATCAGGCATTGCTCTAGTGAATTCCTTTACATTAGTATGCTCGGAAATAGAAATCTTAGCATTGTTATGAAAGATTACCATTGCTTCTTCTAGGGTATTCAAACAAGAGTGTCGTTTTTGATAGCGATGTTCGTATTCAAAGCATAAATGTATTCCATGTGTAATCAACCAGGCAAGATTGTAGTGATTATCTGCAGCCCATTTGGTGCAGGGATGATTACGAAAGGCACCCTTTACTGTATTGTAAGGAGTGTTGTCTGCTTTATTGATTGTGCCCCAATCATAGTACCACTTAGAGTATATGATGGAGACCATCTGACAGGTCTCCAGGGGCATTTTCACAACGTGTTTATCAGGAAGTACTTGAGCAGACTTACTGGGGGTCACGTCAGTTACAAAGATGTTCATTAATTAAAAGAAGAATCAGGTTCTAATGCAATATAATAATTCAAATTATACTTTTCACTATAAAAATGAGAGAAACCTTTACTAGATACTATCACATCATAAGAAGTTGGAATGATCTTAATATTTTCCACCTTGAAGTTGAAAACAAACTCCTTATCAGTTTCACCAACCACTATTGAATATTCATTTGATGTTTCATTATTCTTATCTCTCACAACCAAACGAATAACTCCATTTTCCCCTACTGCAGCAAGGTCTGGAAGTTTATAAACTCCTGCTGCTTTAAGTAATTGATTCAATTGAGAGTGATCCAATTGAAAACAAACATCTTTAGAGGGAAGAGTAACTTCCTTTTCTGGGGGAGAGATAATTACTTCTGGATCTGCATAAAAGTATTTGACCTTACGCTTACCTTCACGAATAAGAAGATATGAATCATTTTCAAAATCAATATCAGGATCTTGGTGAAGACTTAATCCACTCAAAAATTCATTCAAATCATAGATAGCAAAATCTTTTGGAAAGTCTTCTGTAACATCTGCTTGTGCAAAGATATTCTTCATCACAGAAATTGTACGAAGTTTAGATCCTTCTTTAATCAAAATAGAGTGATTGATAGAAGAAAAGTTCTTTAAAATATTAAGAGTGTTTTCAGAAAGTTTCATTGTTGTTTTTAGTTTCATTGTGAAATCCTGCAAAATGGTACATAAGAATACCATAATGAATAATTTTCAAAGCATCAAGTTTTGAAAAACCATTCTTCTTACCAAATCTAGCAGAATACTTGATAAGGTTAGTGCGGCAAAAGGGAATACCATCACCAATAGCATCAATAATATCTAAAACTTGAACTTTAGATTTTTCTGATGCATAATGGGCATTATATGTTCCTACAATATAATCTT